CACCTGCATATCTGAACAATCAGGACACCAATAGTAATCGCCATTTTCATCGTGTTGGGAATACCATTTTGCGTGATGTTCTTGTGGTGACAAATTACAGTAACGAGTTTGACCATCAGGTGAATACCAATACTTACGCTTTAGGACATAACCGTTTTCTATTAGCCAATCTGACCAGTTGCCTGTGCGTGGCTTAAATTCTTTAACAATTACTTCTGTTGTAGCCATTTTTACCTCCGTCAGATTCTCCGTTCGTTCCTCTGACAAGACAAAACTTACTCCTATGCCACCCCAATAGCAAGCATTTGAGCTAAATTTCTTATGGCGTGTATCACCGAACAGGTGTTCGATTTATAGGCAATCAAACTCATCTGAAACCTCAATATCCACGCCTGGCGTGTCTGAGTATTCCTTGGAAGCCGTTATTTTGATTACTTGCGAATCATCGGCAAAGGCAACCCCCGTCAATCCATCATTGACACTTCTGATGTATTTGTCTAAATCAGGAGCTACTGTTGGGTAATTGCGTTTAACGGTCTTTGGCTTTTTTACTCGAAATCGCATAGTTATCGCAATCGGGTCGGTAATGGGTGTGCAACCAGCAAGTTTAGCGGCATGAGCTATACCTGCTCTCCATGCAGCCAATTCTACTGCGCGAGAATGAATCATTACCCCAGGGCGGATAAATTTCATACTGCCCTGTTGTATCGGTGTGCCTTCCACCGAAAACTTGATCACAACTCGATAATTATAATCTCATCATTGGTTACAAAGCGAACGCGCTTCTCCCCAAGGTTATCCACAAGGCATACAGTTCTTCCAAAGGTTTCATCCTCAATGTGGATAACTGTGTAATAGTGGTTTTTGAATACGAGCGTATCGCCCACCATTAGCTCTGCGCCTTTGCAGATATGTAGAGTCTTTGGCATTAGTTCCCCCTAATCGTGTAAGACTTACAAGAAAAGTGTGACAGGTTACTTACATTATGGCAAATCGGACATTCTCCTAAAAAGGTCGCGTACTGAATCGGGCATAGGAACCCCGTCAGGGGCTTCATCAGCCGTAAACCTAGGTGGGACTACAGTTGGGGTTGTAATAAGCCCTCTATGAGCAACCTCCGCCGTTCTAGGGGGTAATGGTTCATCACTCCATCGGCCTTGGTTGAGCCAAGTTGAAGGATGAGCTGTAAATTGAGCAACGCGGTTAGGGTCATCTGCGTATCTTTGAGCGCCAGCAAGGATTTCATCAAGCGTGGCTGCCTTTAGCGCCCGTTCAAAAGAGCGTTGAGCATCCTGCTTTCCTGCCTTTCTTGGATAGACAGACCAAAACCTGTCAAACGCTTCTGTATCTGTATTCTGTATTCTGTTTCTGTATTCTGTTTCTGAGAGCGTTACATCAGCGTTACCAACTGCGTTACTCTTTGTTCTGTAACGCGTTACACGATCACGAACCTGCTCCTTTTTAGCCTCAACATCGGCTTTACTGCTTTGGTGTTCGGTGTAGTCGTTTATGCAAATCCCATCCTCGGACTCAATCCACAACTTTGCCCACACTAACTCATCACGGTTGCCCCCTTGATCTAAGCGGATTAAAACCGCGTTAGCCAGGTAACCATCGGTGAGGTATTGGTTGGCATAACACAAGCCTTCAATATAAAGCCTAAATGCCCCATCGCTCAGAGGAAGAATCTTTGGGTTATTTGGCAAGCTATCGTCTAATTTAATCCAAGTCATTTGAAACCTCCATAAGTCTATTTGCTAACCAACTTACCACCGGTACTGCTACTGCGTTACCCATTTGCTTGTATCGCGTTGAATCAGCACCCCCTTCTGTCCAGTTATCAGGAAAACCTTGTAACCGTTCGCAATCAACTGGAGTCAATCTGCGTACAAAAGTTTCCGTAGCAACAGCATGACCACTTACCGTGTCAATAGTGAACATTGGATCATTATCATTTCCAAACCCTTTACCATTGGGGCCTGCTTTATCGGAACGACCAATGATTGTTCCTTGAATTGGATACACATACGGCACTCTTGAACCTCCTGTACCCCAATAGGTCGCAACCGTTGGGCTATATTTATCGTACATACGAACATCATCAACGCGTGTAGCTTCAAATAAAATTAACACAGTTGCTCTCGATTCTCCAATATTGTCCATAACATTAAGTGTTGGGCAAACTTCATTTTCTCGCCAAACTTCTGGCGGTAAATTTCCAAATTCATCCCGCTTACCGCTTCGGATTACTTTTACAAACCACATCATGTACCCCATCTATGAAATCTTTAATTGAAATTGTCATTCCACATTGAGGGCAAAATCCCGGCTGATTATTCCAATTCATTTTTTATACCTCCAATCTTTTCAAGAACTTTTTGAAGTTGATGGGGAAGCTGCTTGCCTTTTCGATTTGACCTTCTCAAGATACCCTCTGCGGCCTTGGCTGATATCGAGTATTTCAGCAGGTGTTCGCCCGTCATCTCCAAGACATCCGACAATGAAGATTCTACGGCGGCGTTGGGGTACTCCGAAGTATTGAGCGTCAAGAATCCTATACGCGACCCCATACCCGAGTTCAGCCAGCGCCCCGATGACGATTCCCAAATCCCTTCCTCCATTTGATGACAATAAACCGGGTACATTTTCGAGGATGAACCACTTGGCTTTTGTTTCTTCAAGGAGTCGTACGACTTCGAAAAATAATCCCGAGCGTTCGCCAGCAAGTCCTCTACGCTTTCCTGCAACGCTGAGGTCTTGGCAGGGAAATCCACCGACAATAATTCCATCTGAGTTAAACCCGAGGTCAAAGAGTTGTTGTCCTGTGACATTTTTTACATCCTCCAAATGAGTAGTGTTAGGAAACTGCTTTTCTAAAATCTTTCGTGCGTTTTTATCTATCTCCACAGAGGCAACAACCTCTGCGCCATTGCGAGTAAGTGCTAAATCAAAGCCACCGACACCTGCAAATAAACTAATTGCTTTCATTCTGCCTCCTGGACAAACTTAATAGCCACATCAAAAACTGTGTTAATCCATTCAGCCAATGAGTTATCAGGTAGGTCTTTGACAACCAACCAATCATTGCGAACTTCATCTAGGCGTTTTGCAAGATCAGCTTTTATGCCATCCTCTACCGTATAAAATTGACGGATAAGTTCTCCGTGATTTGCTTGGCATTTATCCATATCTTTGTCTATACATGAAAAATAATGTGCTGTTTCAAATGCCGACACGACTTCCTGAGTTAGGGACTTCACGAACTATCCTCCTTACTTTTGATGCTTTCACGAATGAGCTGAAATCTATACCATGCTTATCTACAAAGACTTTTAACGCGCTGAGAAGTGGAGAATTAAATTCACCCTTAGCGATAAATCGGCGTTCTATTCCTGTTACCCCACCCATCATGCCGTAACGCTCGCTTGTGGCATAGGCCCATTCAAGGCATTGTTGGCGAATTGGGCAAACAAAACACACTCTGCGAACCATCTCGTATTCAAGATTTTTCTTTTTAACCAATTCCTCTTCTAAAAAAAACAGGTCAGTTTGTATGCCTCGGCAGTTGGCGCTTTGCCAATCAATGTCGTTGTAGTTAATAGGTGGCTGAGGTCGAGCAATCTTGCTCAGCTCATCATCGTCATACATAACATCTGTTTTGTCTAGCGGGTTTACATACTTAGTAACTTTGTAATCTAAAATCCATCTTGAAATTGTGCGCTCGGTTACATTGTAACGAGTAGCAGCATCTTCTATATAGATTTTCCTGGACATCCAATTTCCCCTGTCTTGTCGTAGTAAGAGCAATAGTTTTTACAGAATATAAATGCGGGTCTTTCAGGCGGTGGTGGGGTTTCCATCGCTTTTACATCTGACACCCAAGCGCGAGCCTTTTCAACTAACTTTGGGTTGTAGTCATCTTCCCAAGCAACGATGTCTTTCATTTTTCCATCGCGGGGTATAAATACAAGTCCAACCCTTTTCACAGGGTATTTCTGTGCGATCAGACTCGCATAGATATTGACCTGCATTTTCTGTTGTGCCGTAGGAAGTCCACCTTTAGCCAACTTCTCTAGCGTGGTTGTTTTCCAGTCATATACGGTTTCATCCTTGCGTGAATAGAAATCGCAATGACCCTTAAAGTATTCATCGCTAAATTCCTCTTCAAGCAAGTAATCGTCACCAAATACATCGTGCGCCTTGAGTGCCTCAAAAATAGCTGTGTGCGTAGCCGTACCAATTATCGCGGCTAAGGATTCGGTGTCATGGTTTGTCTTAGGAGTTTGGTTGAGGATATGCCAAGCCTGAGCGCGACAACCCCCAACCGAACTTGCTCCTAATTCAACCTGAACCGAACGGTCACGCTGTTCATCGGCATCTTTAAGTGCGACCTGTAAGGTTTTAATAATATCCACTTACAAATCCATACTTGCTTTAAGCGATGAGGAGATAGAGCGCGTAATGTCCACTTGAGTTTTTAAGCGGTTGGCATTAGCTCGTACCGCCTTAACCTGTGCCTCAAGACCGGCAATGTTTAGATGCAAGGCTTCGTTATCAAATAAAGCCTGATCTTCGCGCATTGCTATTGTCATCTTGAGATCGCCATGAGCGTTCTTGAGTCGAGATTTAGCCATCGCAATTTCATACGCAGCTTTAGTGACATGATAATCAGATTCGGCTTTAATCAAATCCTTGTGGCACTCATCAATCTCTTTGCTGAGTTCAACAAGCCTTGCTTCGACTTTGGCAGGTGTAATCATTAGCCCACCAACACAATCAAAGCCCAAATGGGAGCAAAGAAAATCGCGCCCCAAAAGACAATTCGTACAGCAGTTCTCACATCGTAATAAAACTGTGAGTGTTTAGGTAAGCGATGTGGCGTAAAGCCAAGGATGTCAGTTCTCACTTAACAGCCTCCAATTCCTTTTTGCGAGCAGAGATTGTTGAGTTCAAAGTCTTACCGTCAACCTTGATAGATAGAAGCCCTGCTTCTTGTGCGCCTGTGTAGAACATTTTAAGTTCCGCAACAGATTGGATTCCTGATACTTGGTCAATCGCTTCTTTAGCAAGTGATAGTTGTTCAGGTGATACAGGTGGTGCGACAGGTTCAACTTGTGCGCGTTCTACCTTTTCCATCTCTTCGCGTGATGGTCGAGATGCTTTGCCGTTAAGTGAACCTTGATATCCCATGTCGGCTAATGCGCGACCTATTGCTGAAGTAGTGCAGTTTTCTAATGCACTTGTACGGTTTACAGGAGATGAGCCGACAATCTCTTCGGCATAATCTTGTGCCTTCAAAACATCGCCCAACCAAATCTGAGCGCGAACAATGTATTGAAGTGGCTTGCCATCCGGTGTGCGTTCTACTGCCACCAAATCTGTAATGACTCGCAAATCATTATGTTCTGCGTGTGCGCGAGCTAGTCGGTCTGCAACTGGCTCGTAGTTATCCAGGTTAAAACCCATACTTCCGTTCCTTCCGTAATCTGCCGAAATTGGCATTAGTTACAGAGTAAGGCAGGGGTCTGACAAAAAGCAAGCATTTCGCCCAAGTTTCTTTAGGGTATTATTGAGGCATGATTGCTATACGGATTCAGGCTTACCATGTTATTGTCGAGGCTGAATCTAGCGAATCCCATCCTGATGCCATGACAGACTTGACAAATCGGGCAGTAGAAGCCTTTGCCTCTGCCTCGGCTACCATGAAATTGACCGAGATTCCTATTTTTGATGCAGAGTTTGACCCTGAAGAAAACGAAGGTCTATAATTCCGTTTCCCCCTAAATAGCAAAAGACCCCCTCAACCTGCGAGGGGGTTTATTGTTTTGGCCCAAAGAAAAATTAAAAAAAAATTTTAATTTAACCACTTTACAAACGACCTGACATAAACTGCCCCATACCCTATGGATGCCAGGATAAATCCGTACTGACGGGTTTGTAGAGCATAAGCTACCCATAGGCACTCATTGACCATTAAGACCAACCAACCCCATACAGTCTTACGCCCTACAAAGAATATCCCTGTAATGCCTACTACTGCTAATACCCAACTCCACATTTAATCAAGCCATACCTGATACTGAGCAGTGACTCTTCCCTTAACAGGGTCAATGAAATGAAGGCGCTGAGAAGGGATACCGCTAACAGCCATAGAATCTCTAGCGTAACGATTATCGCTCTCTGTGCTACCAGTCCAGTAAATCATGCCGTCTTGTGCGGAAAGAGGTTCGGAAGCTGTGCGATGATAATGCCCTAAATAAATATCGGTAAAGTCCCACTTGTAAGACCCTGCTTTCCATCGGTTACCTGCTGCTTGCCAAGCACTAGGACTAGCAAAGCCAGCGCGACCTACTTCGTCACCATGCATAAGCAATGCTCTGTATGCGCCAATCTCTACACGCTGAATATCTTCAGGACAATCTTCCCAAGTTAAACGCTTCTCTCCTGCTAAGAGTTGGCGAGAAAGTTCATAACACATACGGTCAAAGTTGTCGTTCTTAGGTACATGGTCACGCTTGCTTCCGATTCTTCCGTGATTACCCCACTCAGCTACTACGGTTACCTTTTCAAAGTTAGCCAAAAAGTATCGGACAAAATCCACCATAAGTCTTGATACGGTTGTGTATTGCTCGAAGATGCTTGAGTCCACTTCCCACAGTTGCGCCGGGTAGTTAAACAAGCCTTCAACCATATCTCCACCAAACATAATCACCACATCTTTAACGGGATGGTCATGGCGTTGGATTTCTGTAATCTTGACGGATTTGGCGGCAAACTCCATAACACGCTTCTTCATCACCTCCGAGTTGTAGCTCGTAGTGACTTTGGCTCCCTGCCAATCGGTAGCGTGAACAAGAGCGACTTCAGTTTTACCCTTACCACCTTTAACTAAAGGCTTAGGAACGGGCGGTATTGCCCCCATAGAAAGAGTTGCATCATAGGCTGCGCGAAATACTGCCTCGCCCAATTCCTCAGTTCTATCTTTAGCCTTCTGTAAAGCCTTCTGCGTGTTAATCAGAGCTTTGCGCAGATCAGCTATTTGTGGGTCTGCTTCTTTTTCAATCTTTTTTAGATCATCAGCTAGGCTCATTCAAAACACCTACATTGCTTACGGCGATGTTTATAAACTGCTGCTTTGGCTACTTTGTAGCCATTGCTTTTCAACATATCAAAAATTGATATTGAACCTATTTTGTTATTTTCCAAAATTTTATTAAAGGTTGCGCGTTCTTCATCTTTAATTTGTTTTAAGAATGTTCCCACGCTACATGGGAATCCTGTGGTAGATGGGCGCGATGCCAATTCTTCCATTGCAGATAATAAGTCCATAGAGCCTCCCCTTGGTTGTGCAAATCCTACCAAACAAAAAAACCCCCACCTTTTATTGGCGGGGGTGTTTTGCGACCTGATATCACTCGGAGTCGTTGTGCTATTCACTTTTTTTGCTACCCTAGTTATTGGCATTTACCAACGAGCGAAAGTTATCACACTTCCTCAATGTTGTTGGCGTATGGAGTGATAATGTGCGATTCAGCTTCATTGACAGGGCTAGACATAGGGTTGTGGGGTACGGCTAGTCCAGCAGTTGCAGAGGTAAGTGCTTCTACAAGATGAGTTGGGTCTAAGGAAAAGTTTGATGCTTTCCATGCGGCTAAACCGGCAACGGCTGAAA